CCTCATGCACGAGTCGCTCATTAGTCTGTGCATCGTCCGCTAGGCCGGTCTAATGAGCTGGTTACACCTAGTCCTATTTTCTAGTTTAGGCTTTTCTATAACGCCGTCAAGCAAAAAGAAAGGGGGCCGAAGCCCCCTCTCTCCAGTCATTTGACTGATCCGGATCAGACGCCCGGAGTACCGTACACGGTACGCGGATCGGTCCAACCGAAAGCGTAACGCTCCGTGCTCTTGAAGCGCGTGGAGTCGGTTTCGAAGTCACCTTCCATGCTCTTCTCAAGGCCACGACGCATCATCAGCTTCAAGCCTTCCGGAGCGTCCGTCTTCACCCACCAAGCAGTGGTCGAAGTCAAACGCGACAGGTTGGCCTGACCGCCAGCGAGGAGACCCATCGACTTCACCGGGTTGATGTCGTTGTCAGCCGTGCCAGTACGGAGGACGCTCTTCAAGAGCACTTCCGCTTGGAACACGTTCGACGGCGACACAACGAGCTTCTCCGGGTTCAAACGGATGCGCTTGCCGTTGTTGTCAACAGCGTTGCGGATCTGAATGAGGATCTGCTCAAGCGAGGTCTGCGACAGGTTCGCCGGAGTCGTGAGCTGGTTGCTGAACGTACCCTGAGCAATCGGGTGGTTCGTCGCAACAAGCGTCACGCCGTCGCCGCCGTTGTAGCCAGCGGTGAACGAGCGGTTGAGGATGTTGGCACCGAGGGTTTCCTTCGTCTCGATCAGCGACTGCGCCAAGTGCTTGGCATAGGTCTGGCCGATACGGATGTGGTCACCATCTTCCACGAGCACCTTCGTGAGCGCGAACGCAAGGCCGTAGACCTTGTAGACGTAACGCTGCAAGAAGAGCACGCCGCCAGCATCGTACGTAACAGCGGTGCCGTCCGGAAGTTCCGGAGCAGCGCCGAATCCGTACAGAACCGGCTCTTCGTGGTAGTTGCGGGGAATGCCCTGCTGCTGGACGAAGACTTGCTTCCACTCGTCAGCGCGCTGGTCATAAATGCCATCGAAAGCCTCGTTAAGAATAGGCTCAACAATGGAACGAAAGTCAGTACTACGCATTGGGACTGCCATGTTCTAGTCCTCCTTAAATGGCTACCCGGTCAGCGACAAACTGGTGCTCGCTGATCTGGACTTGAACGACGACATAAGCATCTCCCCAAGCGTTGTTGACATCCGGCTGGAGGTTAACAACACGGCAAAGAGCGCTGCCCGAAGTGGTCTTGGAAGCAACGTCCAACATAGCCGCAGAGAGGCCAGTCGTCGTGCTACCAGCGGTGACACTATCGAAGTCCATCTGAGAACCAATATCCGCAATCGTCAAGGTCGCGTCTGACTGGATCTCGTACACGATAGCCGGATCGGTCGTCACATAAGCAATGATGTCCGTGGCAGAAGTGCCAGCGGTCCACTTGTTGCTCACGCGGCGGCGACCATCGGTATCGGTGAACTCGACACCCATGAACGAACCCACGAAAGGAGTACTGGCACCAGCAGCCTGGATGTTGCCCGTTGAGCTAATCAGGACTGGCTGGAACTGGAGAATGTTGGCGTTGTAGCCCGACTCAATAGTCATCGCAACGGGACGAACAACTCCCGACGGATGAAAAGCCGGACGCAGGCCAAAAGCTGCACTGGTCGAAGGCATGATTTAAATCCTCACAAAACGTAATTGCTAATTACGCCCACTCTGATGGTGCGCGTACCTTAGCGGATTCCCGAATTGCCGACATGCCATCACCTTCGTCCATCCTTGAACCGGCGCGTTCAGCCTGCTCTCGCATACGCTCATTCGCACCGACCAGCCGTTCTTCTTCCTCATTGGGTGCATCGTAGTGCACCGCCTGCATGTACTTTTTGTACAGCGACATGGGAAGCTTGAACGCAAGCATCTCGTTGACTCCAACAAAACCCGTCCATTCGCCAGTCTTAATCGAGACGTATTCCCAACCGGGAACCTCTTCGGGTTTAATCGGCTCATAACCTAGCCGAATGCGAGACTGGATCGAATCTCTCGGATTTGTGGTGGTCAACCAGCAAGTGTGGTAACCCGGAATCTTTGGCAAATCAGGCAACGCGGCCTGAATAAACTGCTGCCGAAACATCTCAACTCGGGCATCGTCTGACAGCTCACGGCTCTCAGTTGCTGCGCGATCATACGCAAGCCGATTTTCCCGCCCTTCGCCAAGAACTTTCTTCAGTCTTTCGTCGCTCATATAACTCGCTCCCTTATTTAGCGAGAAGAATTGTTACGATCATAGTCAGCATAACGCTTAATGTACTTCTGACGCAAGTCAGGGTTGTCCCAGACTCCCGCGTCAATCAGTGCTTGTTTGCGTTCGGGGCTGATATAAACTTCTTTTCGAGTAGACGGAGCAGCGTATTCACGCTTTCCACCTACCGGGGGACCGCCCCGTTTCGTAGCCGGTTTTGGCTTTTCCATCGGGGTGTCCTCTGCGTATCGGTGCGGTAGCCTTTTGGCTACGCGGTTATCGAGTTCAATCCAGTAGTCTTCCGAAGCCGGGTTGTAGCCCTCAGCGGCAAGACGTTGGTCAATGACCTTCACAATGGCCGAGTCCTCGTCCTTGCCGGACGGGTCGTACCAGTTGTTCATCTTGACCCACTCTTGAGCATACGCGGCTACGCGCGGATCTTTCTGCGGCTTGCTCTGGGGAATGGGCTTCTCAGCCTCTTCCTTCGCAGCCTTCAGTTGACGCGCACGTTCCAGCGCCGCATCACGGATCTGAAGCGCCTTGGTGACATCTTCACCCTGGCCCTGCTCAATGGCCTTCGCCATGATCCGCTCAGCTAACTGCGCTTCGTTAAGCGCCTCGTTCAGCTTCTGGTCAACCGCACTGATATTGAACTGGGAGGTCTGCTTTTCGACGCTTGATAAGCGACGTTTGAACTCCTCATTCTCCGCACGCAGGAACGCCAGCTCGCGCTCTTTGTGCTCAATAGCAGCCCGTCGTCGGAACTTGCGGTTCTGACGCTGAGCACGCTTCTCTTCAGGCGTTAGCTGCTTTTTCGAACCTTTGCCTTCATCCTCTTCGGATTCTTCGTCCGAGAGACGGGCGTCTTCTTGGAGGTCGTCATCGGAGTCGTCTCCGGCGTCGTCTCCATCGGCGGAGTCTTGTGCAACTTGCTCAGCAGGTTGCTCATCTTCTCCTTCAGATTCATCCACAGGAGCTTCAATTGCCACATATTCTTCCACTCCCTCGTTATCGTCTTCCGATAACACGTTATCTCTAGCCATGATTTAACCCTCAGATAAACGCTTTGATGGCAAGTGGATCGCCCACTACACCACCCACGATGTCGAGATCGTTAAAGATTACAAACAGGGCTTCTTCTTCCCCGTCTTTGCCAAACGGCACCTTCCAACGATCACCGCCGTACTTCGGTACACGGACGAACTCGCCGTCTTTGCACCAATTACCTTCCGGCCAGGATTCCATCGTGTTGCGATTCTTGAAGGCCAACGGCCCAAGCTTTACAACCTTCGCGATCTGGGTATTCCAGATCTCAGTCTCACGAGTTTCGGTATGCAAAATAATGCCACCAGCAGAAGTCTTTTTTGCTGAGCGAATCTGCACAAGGACTCGCGAACCAAACGGAATCAAACCCGGCTCTACACTAGGAAAAGCCTCATCCAATGCTGACATTTAGAACTCCTCTCCGTCTTCTTCGTCTGCTTTGAGAAGACGATCAATATAAGTTAATGCGGCCTGCAACCCGGCGTAAGTGCCCACTGCCTTGCCATATTCAAACGAAGCATCCTTACCTTCCAGTTGCCGCTTCATCGCGTCGTGAGCGACGCGCGCCTTGGCCAACTCCAATTCGTCAATGATGCGTTCAATCATGCGTTTTGTTTACCCTTTGAGATCATTGCAGGCGTTGCCTTAGGGTCGCCCTTAACACCCTTTGAGCCAGTATCGGCTCCCATCTTCCCGCCAGAAGGCATCTTCTGACCGTCCAATTTCTCACCCATCGCGAGCAACTTGTGCTGCTTGATGAATTGCTTTTCCATAAACCCTCCTTAGGGATTGATACCCGTACCCGTTGAAACACCAACCTTCTCGCCCGAGAGAACTTCGGCTGCCGCGATTTCCTTGGCAGTCTCGTTGTCTTCTCGGTTCGTAACCATCTTGACGTTGAGTTCCGCAGCCTGACGCTGATCCAAGCGATCCTGCTTGAGCATCTCGCGCTGAGCGTTCTGCTGTAGACGCGCGGCCTGCTCTTGCGAACCAATCTGCGCCTTCTGCGCTTCGAGCTGAAGCTTCGCCTGATCGAGCTGAGTCGAAGCCTGATCGGCAGCGGCTTTGCGCTGTACTTCCGCCATCTGCACCGCCATGCGCGGATCTTGCGGACCAGCACCCTGCATCTGCTGCATGACCTGCATCGCTTGCTGCACGATCTGCGGGATCGCACCAAACGCTTGACCCGCATCCGGTACCACCTTCTGCGAAGCCATCGCCATCATCTGGTCGAAGCTCTTCTTCACCTCTGGGCTGTTGGTCTTTTGGAACTCAGAAATGTCCGTACCCGCAGCAGCAGACGCGACTTCAAATACGTGAGTCGCATACCAAAGAGCGATATGCTCTTTGAGATGGTTAAGAATGAGAGGAATGTATGTCCCCGACATGAGGATACTGCCACCCAATACGGGGCTAGTGAGATAATCCAAGTGGACTTGGATGTGCGCAAGGTGATCCTGTTCCGGGAACGCTGATATTGGACGCCCCAGAGTTGCAGCGACGTTTTCATTGATGGCATTCATCTCCTTGGGCTTCGGAGCCGGGAGCAGAAGATCCTTCGCATTCGGGATCTTGAGCTGATGCAGGATTCGCTCTTCTACTTTGCGCAGGTCATAAATTTGCGGAAGGGCCAGCGCACGCTGAGCAACCGCTTGAACCTGAGCATAACGCTGAGCTTCAGAGAAGATGTTGGGGTCCGAAACCGGAATGACATCCATCGGACCTTCGAAGTCAGAGCGACGAACGATCAGTTCACCCAGCTCTTCTTTGACTTCCTCATCTTCCAAGTACATCGAGTTCAATCGATGCAGGACCTTTAAAGTGCGACCCATGGCGTCGTGCAGACGCGCATGGATCGCACTAAAGACCATCATGCCCTGCTCGATACGAGCAAGCTGAGTACCGACCGGAACGTTCGCGTTCGAGTCAGTCATCGTATCTAGGGTGGTGCGAACGACGCCCTTACCGGCATCGACTAAGAACCCAAGAAGCTGGAACAAAACAGGGGAGGGCTGGTTGAACGGAAGCGGCATCGCAATCTTGCGGATGTCATCCGAGAATGCACCACCCTCGATTTCCTTGACCTCGGTCGGATCAATACGCTCGGACTGTCCGCCTTCGCGACCGCCCTTCAACTTCAACATTCCGGGGAAGTTCGCGATGTGAGCAGAATCTAACAGCGCGCGTAGCGCACCCGTTGCCGCTGCGGAGATACCGCCAATCATCTGCGGGATACCGATGGGGTACGCACCACGCCACGGAACGAACGGGAACTCGATGATCCACTGCATCTCTTCGAGCGTGTCGTCTTCTTCACGCCAGTTGCGATAAACAGCGAGGACCTTCCCGGTTACTTTATCGACCGAAAGAATGTACGGAGCGAGTCCGTAGTCTTCTTCAAGATCCGCAATCGCGTAGATCTCAAAGATGGTGCGCAATCCATCAACGTCATACGCACTACCATCGCGACCTTCGATCTTGTTGTTGGCTTTCTCAGCCTTCGAAACGTCCGGCTCCATCGTCGTCGGAGCCAGATCCACATCGCGATACATGCCAGAGCGCACGCGCTGCTGGTATTCAATCTCGGTTACGTATTGAACGTGGGTCTTACGCTCAGCGCTGTAAAAGTTCGTTGCAGCGTAAGGCAGGTAGATGTCATCAATACCCACGAAAAGCGGAACCGGGCGCTTCTTGTTCGGGTCCCAGCTTAACTTCAAGTACTGAGCACCGCCCAGCGGTACTTGTGTGAGGAGTTGTTCCAGCTCCGCGCGGAATTCCGGCATCTGCTGGGTCAACTGCCAGTTCATGTACTGGCTCTTGCGCTCGGCTTTGGCTACCTTGTCAGCAGTCGGGTCGCCAACGATGAAGTCCTTGACCGGTCCGTCTGCGGGGAAAAGTTCCTTAATAGCACGGGCAGAGAAGTCCACGCATACCTCAGTAAGCATGGGGTGCACGACCCGACTTGCGCCCTGAAACTGAGCGCCGCCCGGTGCATCATCACCAAGTCCCGTGCGTCGGATTCCCTCTTCGTACTGCTCATCGCGCTTCTTACGCGCCTCTTTGTCCTTCGAGATTAAGCCCAAGAACTCCTGAGCCACCTCGTCCATGACCCCTTCTGGCAGGGTCTCTGCTAGGTTTGCGTAAAACTCGCGCTCACCCTGCGGGTCCTCGTCTTCGTCCTCGCCAAATCGAACAATCGCCCCACCGTCCTCGGTGTCTTCAACCTCCGAGATTTCCTCGGGAAGTTCGAACATCTCACCCAGATCTTCTCGGGCTTCGTTCAACTCATTCGGCTCAGACGCCATACGGATTACCTCTTGGGCGCTCATTCACAATGAGCCTAGGCTGCAACGGCTTAGGCTTACTCACGCTTATCATATCCTTGTCGGCAAGGAAACGTAAACCTTGGGTGCAGGCGTCCATCAAGTCGTCGTGCTTAATCGTCCCCTCGCCCGAGAACGAACAGAGCTGATAAACCAATGGCTCCGCCCATGATCGGACTTGGTTCTTGCGCTTCTCGGACTCCACCATCCACACCATCCCGCTTGCAAACAGGTGGCTCACCATGTGCAAGCGGGTTAACTTCGATGCCTTGCCGGGGTTGTATGCATGCGCCACGATGCCTTCTCGGGATAGCATCTGACGGAGCGAGATTCCGCTGCCCTTATCTTCAATCACAATGGTGTCGGGCTTTCTGCCCGAGTTCATCATTCGAGACGGCCCGATCTTGGGTCGGATCATCGGCTTCTGTTCATCGTCGCCGTAGAAGACCTCCATCTCGCGCTTGACCCGTCGAATCAGATCCGGCATTCCGAGTCGGTCTTCCCAACAATCAAGCAGAATAATGTTCGGCTTCTCGTTCTCGTAGAACAATCCCAACACCACACAAGCAGACGGGTCCGAGTCCGATGTCTTCTTATCGCGAGTCTGCTCCGTGAATGCAGTATCCAGACTCATCACGATGTGTTCCAGAATGGGTAGCGGCTTCTTCGCTGGCCAGAGTTGAACCCAACCGCGCTTGATGATGCCCTGCTCTTCTGGATTTAAAACCTCGGCATGGATTTCCTGTCGTCCAAGTGTCGTGCCCTCGAACTTCAAGAGCTGTTGCTGGAAAGTCGGAGCCAGGTTGTTAATGTTCTCGTACGTAGATGCGCGCGTAACGTGTACATCCGCGCCATCTCGCTCCACCAAATCGCGGATTAGCGCCTTCGGCTTTGGCGTTGTCGTGGCTACGATTCGGGGATGGGTCCCTAAACGTAGCGCGAACATGATCATGTCCCACGCTTCTTGATCGTACTGCCAGGCTGCTAACTCGTCACACCACGCTCCGTGCCATTGTCCACCACGAAGCCGGTCGGGAGTCTCCGCGCTGATGCCTTTGATCAGGGACCCGTTAGTTAAAATAATCTCCGAGAGCGAGCGGTTGTATTCCGATACCGTCTTCTCCGGAATGACTTGCATCAATCCCGAGTCACCCTCGAAGCAGGTGTCGCGAATGTCTGCGGATGTCGGTGCACACACCAACCAGCGCGTGTTCGGTGCCTTGTAAGCCTGCCACCAGATCCACTCGGCTGCGGCTCGGGTCTTTCCCGCTCCGCGTCCCGCGAGTAACAACCACACAGTCCAGTCCCCTTTAGGCGGTTTCTGGTGCTTGTGTCTTTTCTGCGTCCACTTCAGGCGGTTCTCATACGCCAGCAAGTCCTCCGTCGGGAGCTTATTCAGCTCCTTGATCAGAGGATCGTTCATGTCCAACTTGGGCGGGGTCCCTGATGGGGTCCCCGTTGCATTCTGTGTCATCGATAGCGCGAGGTCTTCTTCGCAATCGCCTTCGGCTGCGCTACAAACTGCTTACCCTGTGCTTTGCCTTCTCGCTTAGCGCGGGTTGTTGCTGCGTACTCTTGCGGGGTCAGAGACTCAATCGCTGCCTTGGGTAGATACCGCTCGCCGGTCTTTGATGACGGCTTGCCTGACTTGGTGCGCCATTCTTGCGCGGTCCAATCCTTGAGAGACTTTTGCGGGGCTTTCATGACTTGTACCCACCGCCCTTTTCTTTGTACCGCTTAGCCAGTAGCTGTGCCTTACGGGCTGACCATTGACCCGCTGCGGTGCCTTGGGTTGCAGATCCCTTGATCTCGTTAAACAACTTCTTGCGCATCTCGGGCTTCGTGTAATTACCCGCTGCGTTCACTTTAGACTTCGTTGCCATTGTCAACACTCCAAATCTCAGTTTGACGCTTCAACTTCGGCCAGTTGGCTTCGGTGATGAACGATTTATCCAGCACCAAAACGTGGTTCGTAGGTTGCGCTGTATAGCGCCCGTTGTCCAGTTTGATGAAGTAAAACTCTTTGCTCTGCTCCGGCTCTAGACTGAAGCCATCCATCATCGGAATCGCGGTGAACAAGTAGTTACCGGTGTGCTCCTGCTTAGACCGTAGCCGGGTACGCATTCGGGTCCCTTCGAGAAACGGATACTCCAACACGCTAAATTGATATCCATAGCAATCCCACGTTTGTGCGTCGGCGGGGTCCCAAGGGGTCCCTGTGATTTTGTGCGCGAGCTTGTGCAGCGGGACGTTCCGATACACCGCTCCGCACTCCAACATCACATGACACCCCCACGTTCTGCCCGGATGGGATACCAACCCAAACCACGCTACCCGTACCCAGTCTTCGTTGCCGAATGTCTGGGGCTGCACGTAGCAGTAAGTATGGCGGGGTAGGGGGGCGGCTCCGGTATACAGCATGGGACCCTAGAGTAAACCTGCGCAAGGGGGTAGTGCAAGTAAAAATGGTGGTGGGTGGGAGATGTGAATTGTACGTATGGGACCCAACACCCCACGCCCGTTTTGCGTGCCCCCGTGTACGTACCCGTGCGCGATTAGACCGCGCGTGCGCGCGTTTGAGGCTCCCGAGCGATCGCGTGCTCGCGCGTGCGTATGCGCCAGGCGCGTACGTGCGCGCGGTTAACTACTTCGCGCGCGATTATCTACTTGCGCGCGAGAGCTGTCCGCGTGGTGGTCGTCGCGAGAAAAGGCTTGACACCGATTCGCGAATGGTGCAATCTGTCCCCCGTCGAGACAAAACAACCGGAGATTGCACACATGATGACGATCAAAAAAACATTCGAGAAAACTACAGCGGGTCGCGATCTGATTCGCGCCATCGAAGAGCGAGCCGAATTGATCGGACACGGTCGCTCGTATGTTACCTATTACCTAAATTCGCTCATTCGCTCGTATATCGAACATTCATCGCATCGCTCGCTCGATGAATGCATCGCGACCCATGTTGCGATGATTCGCGAAAACAATCGCAAATTACAGAAGCGAGCGGCATAAAAAACGGGGGGGCTTGACCCCCCGATCTTTTCGGCTAGAATGTGACAAATTGCACAAAAGGAGATTGCACAAATGTTTTTTCCTAGGCTTACAAAATCGCTTCACACTGTTACCGCTGTCGCGAATGTCGCGCGACACATCGCGCCATCACATCGCGACCCTGTCGCGCTTGCGCGCGAGTCGCTCGCCATTCTCGGGTACTCGCTCGAAGACTATTCGAAGAGCGACCCGACTATCGTCAAAATCATGCGCGAGTGTTCGATCATCATCGGCATGCGCGCGAGGGTTGCAGCATGATTCGCATATCTGTCACATCGAAGCTTGACGGTGTTCGCTCATGGTCGCTAGTCGCTCGCGAGACTTGTCCGGGTGCGATTGGCGCGGATGGTTCGCTCGTACCCGCATGCGCAGGATGCTATGCGGTCGGGGGAAACTACCGATACCCGAACGTGAAAAACCCACGCATGGAAAACCGCGAGGATTGGAAGCGCGACGAATGGGTTGCGGATATGGTCGCGGAATTGCGGAATGACCGATTTTTTCGGTGGTTCGATTCGGGCGATATGTACGCGATCGGACTCGCTGAAAAGATTTTCGAGGTTATGCAAGCGACCCCACATGTTCAGCACTGGCTACCGACTCGCATGCATAAGTTTGCGAAATTCGCGGATGTGCTTGCGCGCATGCAAGCCTTGCCGAATGTGATGGTTCGCCCGTCTTCGGATTCTGTAACGGGTGACTACACTCCGGGCTTGCATGGTTCAACCATCGCTCCGAGTATCGACGCCATTCCGCAAGGTGCGACTCTGTGCCACGCCGCGAATAACGATGGCAAGTGTGGCGCATGCCGCAAGTGCTATGACAAGTCCGTAGCCGTGGTTGCATACGTTGCACACGGTCGCAGCATGGCAAAGGTAGTCCGCGAACAACTAGCCGCCTAACAGTTTTCGTGTGCAACCTTTCGGGGAGGGGAAACCCTCCCCATTTTTTTCAGTCGAGCGGCTCCGCCTCGCCATCGATGGTGAGACCCTGTCGCAGAATGCCGCTCACGTTTTGCAGAATCTCCGCGCGGTGCTCGATCTGAATTGCTCCGCCGTCTTTGCCGGTGAGTTCTACAGACTGACGATCTGACCATCCGAGCCTGGCTTTAGCCAGGAAAATCGCAGCCGCATCAGACCCGGCAATCGCGCGTTGCGCGAGCGAGCCGACCACATCGGTCATCATTTTGGTTCGACCGTTTTGCATCTCATCGTTGTAATGCTCGGCGACAGTTTCCGCCGACAGTTTCAACGCCTCACACACCTGCCGAACGGTAAACCCTGCGAGCGACATAGTGGCGACGGTCTGCGCGATGGTTGCGTTGGGATGAGTGCCGCGCGGTCTTCGGTCGTCTTTTGTATGCGTTACGCTAACGTCTTTAGAGCGGCTCTTTTTAGACCCACTACCCCTGCTAGGGGTAACCTCCGAAACCGTCTGTAATGTCGTCTCACTCATCCGGGCGATACTCCCTGCTATAGATCGCGCACCCCGTCAATTTACAATCCGCAGCCGTTGAAAATCAACGGGTTAGAACTAGTGCATTTAATACTTCTGATAGTGATTCTCACCAAACGCGCGTAAACCCTTGTTTTCTCTACAAAGTAGAGATTTATTATATATATATATATATTATTATATATATATCTATGTATACCTTTCTAACAGACCCCCTCCCCCTGTCTGTCTGTCTGTATCTGTCAGTATTTAATGAATTAAATGCATTAATTCGTAAGTGACTGATTCGTAAGAACTTTTAGCGCAAGCGACCGGAATTAGTACATAAGCACTAATTCACCCGGCATCGTACTTATCCACACAACATGCGAATAGTTCTCATTCACCATCCGCCTGGTGGAAAGTTATCCACAGCCCCCTCTGTCCACCTAGTGGAAAGTTATCCACAGGCAGCCTGGAAAACTTAACAAATCTTTGCAATTGGATTGCTTGACATACGCAACCGGCTTGTGTCATGATGCACATACGGTGATCCAACGCGATCACCGCGCTCTATAACAACTGACTTGGAGATAGCACATGGCAAAGCTTGATCATGTCTTGTCGAACGGCTACACGTTCATCGCGGTTACAACGGGTCATTATGGTTCGTGGGCGAAGGCAACTGATCCCATGACGGCGATCCGAAGCGCGGCTGATGAGAACGGCTACGGCGAAGCAAACAAGGTCGTCGTAATGTGTATGTACGCCAAGAGTGATTCGATTCGATGCGGCAGTTTCGGTGGGTTCTATTGGGATGAGGGTGCGAACCCGACCCCGATTGGAATGTTCACCGTCACCCCAAAAGCGATCACCGCGCACCCCGACTGCGTCAAGTTCATCGAACAAGCACTGACGGACATCGCGGAATCGCAGACCGAGGCAGCGTAACCATGAGGGCGGGACTTCCAACCGCCCCATTCTCCGAGTGGTTGACGAGCGCAACCGGATTCAAAACACATGACGGAGATAGCACACAAATGAACATGCCAACCATAACAACCGAGACCCCGTTACCCATCAGGCTACGGTTAACCCAACCGGGCGAGCTACTCGAAGGCTTGAGAGGGGGCAAGATCGGAGCCGGTCGCATTCGCGATACGTACGCGCTGTACGCGAGCGAAGACAACGGCAGATTCTGGGTGATGACGGTGGGTCACACCCCGCAGACCAAGCGAGAGCATTACTTCCGCTCGAAGCAAGAGATGCTGTCGCATGTTAACGACTGGCTTCGAGACACCATCAAAAGGGGGCTTGCTCTGCGCGAACGGCAAAGAGCGACCCGAACCGGAACCGCTATTGACTAGCGCAACCGGATTGAGCAATACTGAACACTGAACACTGAACACTGAACACTGAAACGGAGCGACGAACCATGAACAAACTCGACACTTTCGTACCCCGCGTCAACGGTTACTCGCCGTGGGGGTGGGTCATCAGCACCCGCCGTCTCGCAGACGGCATCCTGTTGGTCTCAACGGCATCGCACGGTGGCATCTGGCTGTCACCCGCTCGCCGCACTCAACTGGCATCGGAATCCCCGCACCTACTGCGCGCTGTCGAAGGTCGCGCATACGCACCAAAGCCGATGTGGTGGGAGGAAGACTGCGAGGCCGTGCTACCGCTACTGGCGTTCTGGGATGAACTCCCCGCCGACATGCGTCGCGATTCTTACTACGCGCAACTCGCGCGCACCGCGAACTACACCTACGGTTTGAATTTCTCGGAGGCAGCATGAACCCGATTCAGACCCCGCGCGAGGCACTCACCCTCGCGCTGTTTCTCGCGATCACCGCAGACACCGAAGAGCAATGCGAGCGAGCATGCGAACTCGCGAACGAACTCGCTCGCAGCATGCATGTGGATGACATCCGAGCCGCCAAGATCAACGCCCGTAAGCGAGCCGCGAGGGTATTGCAATGAGCGACACCAAGAAGGCAGCGCTAGACGCGATCTATAACTTCATTCTGTTCTACACATCCGACGAGAACGAGCGGGATCGAATGTTCGAATGCGCGCTCGACTATCTGGATCAAGACCACGTACTGAACGAGGAAGCACAATGAGTAACGCATACGTAGACGACAACATGAACCGATACCGGGTCGAGGTCAGCCGTCTGGAACTGAAGACCTACACCGTGTGGGTACGCGCGTTCGATGCCGAAGACGCCGAAGAACAGGCGATGTTCAAACTGAACCCGAACAAGCCTGAAACCACCGAGGTGGTCGAGCAGTACGCGAACCAAGTCGATTACGCAGGAGTGTGAACCCATGAAAGTCGAACTAAAGAACATCAAGTACGCAGCCTTCGCGAGCGAAGAGACGCACTGTTTCGAAGCTTCGCTGTACATCAACGGCAAGCCGCGCGGAACCGTGAGCAACGAAGGCCACGGTGGATCGGATCGATTCTCTGACTGGCAAGCCGAAGACGAACTGAACACGTACGCGAAGAACCACCTACCTCCGCGCATGTACGAGTGGGATGGGCAGACTCACGCATTCAACCAGACCGCCGAGTCGATTGTGCAAGACCTATTGAATGCACACCTCGCGCGCAAGCAACTGCAACGGATCATGCGCGATAAGGTGGTGTACGTAGATGGGGGTAAGGTCTGGCAGACCACATCGATTAAGAATGCCGATACGCGCGCGGACTACATCACGCTCCGCAAGCGCGAAGGCAAGACCGTGTTGAACACGTTACCGATTGACGAAGCCGTAAAGATATTCCGGGAGGTCGCATGAAACGCTACACAGTTTCGCTCGCTCGCATCGAGCATCGCATCTATCAGATTGAAGTCGAAGCTAGCAGCAAAGACGAGGCAGAAGAACTAGCACTTGAGACATGGGAAGAGGATGACGAAGCCTTCATGAATTGCGGATGCGTACACGCAGAAGAGTCCATCGAAAGCATCGAAGAGAAGAGGGAGGTCGCATGAAACGCGGAACCATCTTCGAGCATAAGAACTGGCTCGACACTAAGAACATGCCGCTACTGTGTCAAGTAACGGCAACGGTACGTAACACCGTGTACTGCGCGACATACAGCACCGAAGACACGAACCCGAAGCCGCAATGGCGTTTCTACACCCAAGAGATTCCGAAATACGTGGGACAAATACTGGAGGAACCCAAATGAACCCGCTGAAACTGAACCGCATGACACTCTCACCCGCTATCTGGCAAGCGATTGCACCGAACGGCATGCGAGCGCATTACGATCCGATGGACAGCACCTCGCTGATCGATCAAGCGGACTACAAGACCGGCACGATCAGCACACAAGATGCCGCCGAATTAAAGGCCATCACGGAATACTTCAAACCCTCCATCATCTTTGAGGTGGGGACGTATATCGGACGCTCGACTCGGGCGTTAGCAGCGGGTATGAAGATGGGATACATCTACACCTGCGATGCATCGAACAGCATCGATATCGGGGACACGTACGGGGTGAAGATCGAACAGTTTCGGAAAAAAACCTCGACACAAATGTTCCGAGAACTTCTGGAGTTCAAGATTGAACCCGACCTGTTCTACATCGACGGGAGACTGGGCGACGACGACCCCGGACTGATGGCGCAACTGAACCCCGATGCGGTGATCGTTCTGGATGACTTCGAGGGGGTGGAAAAGGGCGCATTCAACGCCGCTGTTCTACTGTCAACGGAATTCACCCAGTCGATGCTCGTGTACCCGAGACCTGGCGGGAAGACCGCCCTGCTTGTGCCGTACAAGATGCTGCAACTGGTCGCGCAATAACGCGCTGACCGCACAGTGAACAGCCCAAGCCGATTGACCCTTGCAAGCGCAATCGGTTTGGGTATTATCAACCCATAGCAACGGTTAACTACAACGGAGATAGCCATGCAATACCAAGTGATGGACAACTTTCGAGTCGCGAACGGGACGTTCTTGGTGGGAATGATCAGCGCCACGTACGAAGAGATGAAGCAAGCATTCGGACGACCGCTCAAGGGCGACGGGGATAAGACCCGAGCCGAGTGGGTGGTGCTGTTCGATACCGACGAAGGCGATGTGGTGGCGACGGTATACGACTGGAAGTGCAGCGAGATTGCGCTCGATGACGTTCAGGTGTGGAACGTGGGAGGCAAGTCGATTGATGCGCTGATGCGCCTCGAAGATGCCATCGCATACGTGCGTGACATGAACGCGCATGACGATGAACTCGCGAGGCAGTGGGAGCTGTCGTACGAATGAGTGATGACTTCAGGCAGTTCTGGGGGATACCACCGAAGCCGACGCACAAGTGCGGTATCTGTGGGACGGAACACAAGGGCAAGTGTCACTTCATGCGATCCCGACCGCACCGCAAGGCAACGTCAGAACAGATATTGAAATGGTTGGAACGCAAGCGCGAACGCAACCTACAACTGAAGGTGCAATACCTGATCAAGGAGTTATGCGATGCAGTCGAAACTGGAAAGCGAGCAGCCAGACCCACGAGTTGGATCGGTCGAAAGCCGAATCCGAAAAGTGGACTGGATCTGGCAGCAGATCAAAGAGAAGCAGCGAGAGATACGCTTACTCGAAAACCAATTATCGAGGACTGATAGCAATGAATATCTGGATGATTCTGTTGGACTGGATCAAGAGCAAGCGCGCTGACGCGCACCGAGAATGGGCGAGCGTACCGGAACCAAACTGGGCTTGCTCACGCCGACGCAGCGGAGGGAACTACTGGTGAGAATCGAAACTAGAAAACCGCGCACTTCAAAGGACGCGCAGATGGAAGAGATTGCCAAACTACTGGCGCAGCTTGACGCCATGGAAATTGAGAAGGCCAAAGAGCGAGCCGAGATGATCTTCATCGAGATCATGGTTCTGGTCTTTGGATTGATGATTGGATTCGCCATCGGGAGATTGTGGTGATGAAAATCGAAGTCAGCTCCGACCTGCTCGAAGAAATCACGGCAGCGGAATTAAAGCTCACCCTGAAGTCGCTTCAGAAAGACTACCGAGACCGCAAGGCAGGGAAGCAGATGTACATATTCAGCATGGATAAGGCAGCGGATCTGGCCGAACTGAAGCAGCACATCGACGCATTCAAGTTGGTGGGGCGGTACTACGGAGCGAAGTTATAAACCATGACAGCGTTTGTGTAAAAGATAATGCTGATATCAAATGGGAGATCAAACCATGAATAATTTTATGCAAGATGTCGGTGAAGTCATTCAGCATGTTGTCATGCTTTGTTTTGTTTTGACTCTTTTATCCGTGGTAATAGCGATAAATTATTTGATGTGGAAAACCATATTTACATCTGATTTTTATCAGTTAAAGAGCATTCAGTATGAAGTGAGCAATCAGGAAGTTCGTATCAGGAAGTTAGAATCTAATGAAG